CCAGGCGCAGACCCTGCAGGAACGTGAGCTCCCGCATGACGATCTGGCGCCCGGCGATCGTGGCTTCCCGCTCCGGGTGCAGGATCTCAAGGTCTTTTTCTTCCGGCATTTACGCCGGCCGTCCGTCGATGTAGAGCTGGGCCGCTCCGGTGCGCAGCAGCACGTCCATCTTGAACTGCATTTCCAGGTACTTGCTTCGATCCTTGAAGTTCAGCGACCCGGTGGAATAGAGGCGCAGCCGCGGAATGTAGACGTCCCGGTTCGGGCCATCGGTGTTGTTGGCTACATAGTGAAGCGCACCGATCGCCGGGCCGAGGTCGTTGGAGGTGATTTCCTCCCAGCCCTTGGCGTCCTGCGTATAGTCGATCAGCAGGTCGGTGCCGTCGACTATTGTGCCGCCTGGAACGATATAGATGCGCGCCAGGTCGTAGTCGATCGTGTAGTCCGTGACGATCGTGTAGGTGGTGGGGACGCCATCCTTCACGGTCTCGGCGCTCACGGCGCGGGTGCCCTGCGGCTTCGCGGTCATCTTGCCGAGCTGGTAGTACAGCCCCTGCTTGACCGCCCCAATGCTCTCGCCCGTCACCGGCGCGCTGGTCGCCGTGATGTCGCCCACATCGCCCTGGATGAACAGCGCCAGGTTTTCCTGGGAGACGTTCTTGGCGGTGAGTGTGGCGCCCCTCGTGACCTTCACGGAGCTACTGGCCTCGCGCTCGGCCGTCGGGCCGTCGGAGCTCCAGCTCTCGACCATTGTGTTGCTGATATCCAGCGCGAACCCCGGCGTATCGCCGAGATACTGCTCGCCGGTCAGATTGCCGGAGGCGTCCTCCTGGTCGAAATACAACTTTCCGGCGCCAAGGACGCGCTGCAGTAGGGTCTGTGCTGACATGGGTCAGTGCCTCCTTATTTGGCGTGCCCGGAGTCGCGGACGCGCTTGGCCTGGTCGCTGTCCACCTCGACCGTCTCGCCCACCGCGACCTGCTTGCCCTGGTGGGTCCAGCCCGGCTTGAGGCAGGTTACGGTCATCTTTTTCGGCGCTGTCTCGGCCTGCGCCGGCTTCGTTGTATCGTCTGCCACTGTCATCTCCTAAGTGCCGCTGCCCGTCGTGCCGACGACGGTGCCATACATGAGCGGGACGTAGAGCACGCCCGGCCCAAAACTCGGCGCCGGCCCATTCAGGCGCCGCAGATCGGAAAATCCGGTGCCCAGGCTGTAGCCCTGGACCGCCTGGATGACTTCGGTCACCAGCGGGCCGGCTTCCTCCCGGGCGCCCGTGCCGCCGCGTGTATCCTTGGCGCTGCGCGTCACGACCACCAGCAGCCAGCGCTGCTCAACGACCGTGGCGATTGCATCGTCGCTCAGGTCCCCGGGGATGACCTGGTCGCCGGCGTAAAGGACCTGGACGGCCGGCGCGGGCTGGCTGAACTCTTTCACGCCGTTAAGATCGCGGGCCGAGAGCACGGCCACGTTCGGAATCTGCGCTTTGAGCCTGGCTATGATCAGATCGCCGGCGGATAGATAGTCGGTGATCATATGAAGCTCTTATCGTCGCGGCTGAACACCCGGCCGCCGCTGCTTATCTGCGCGCCGTCGGACGAGGCCGGCTCGACGTCGCTGGAGTCGATGCCCAGCTGCACGATTCCCTTGGAGAGGTTCTGCAGGAACGTGACGGAGTCCTGATACCGCGCCTTGACCATGTCCGGAGCGGCATCGTCGTAGAGGAAATACCGGGCGATCTGACAGCAGATCGGCACCAGCGCCGGCGGCGTTGTCGTGAGCGGGAGCGAATAGCGCGCGCCCAGGTAGCCGTCCATTTCCGCGGATGCGTCCGTAAGCACGGCGTCCAATACCGTCGCATCGATCGCACCGCCATTGCTCCGATCGGTGAGCTGGATGAGCTCGTCGGAGCCGTAGCGGTCGATCATGTCCTGCTGGGTCGCGTACACGGTGGCTTACCTTATTTCGCCGGCGCCTTGGGCGCCTTCGGGGCTGCCTTCTTATCCGCGGGGCCGTCGGCGCTGGAATCCTGTTCGGCATCTGGCGCCGATTCTTCCGTCTCGATGACGGCCAGGAGCGGCTCCTTGTTGAGCTGCTCGATCTGCTCGTCGCTCAGCTCGCTTTTCGCGATTTTCCGCGCGACCCTGTTGAACTCGTATCCGGCCCGACGGAAGCTATCGGTCAGGGCGCGAACAACCAGAAATTTCACTTTGCTTGCCACTGTCATCTCCTTGATCTTCCGGCCCACCCCGGCACCCATGCCAGGGTGCCGGGGATAGTCGCGGCGCTACGTGTATTAGGGCAGGTATGGCGTCAGGACGACGTCAACCGTCTTATAGTTCGCATTGCTCGCGCCGCTGGCCAGGCGATCAACCTCGATTGTGTTGAGCGCGTTCGATCGGTTGGATGACCCCACGACGAGGTGCGTGGGTCTTATGCCTAGCGGACGCCCCTCGTCGGACTGGACGGCCATCATCGCCTGATACGCGGCGTCGAAATTCGCTGCGTTCAGCGTTTGATTGCTGGCATACGCCTGCTGCCACAGTCCGTAACCGACGTTCAGACGCGCATCGACGCCGTACTTGTACTGATCGGTCATGAACACCGAGTCGTCGTTGAGGTTATTGATCGCGCGGAAGGCATAATCGCGGCGCTTCTGCACGATGAACGGCCGCAGAGGCCGCGAAAGGTCCAGCAGATACCAGTAGTTCCCCGCGCCCCCGCTGTCGACGTTCGCGACGAGTGCCCCGTTCACCGGATGATCGGTGTCGAAGAAATATTGCCCGTCATAGCACAGTGTGCTGATCCCCGCGGCGACGGCCGGCCAGAGCATCTCATCCGGATGCATCGCGGCGGCGAACCCCATCTCCTTCATGAGCGGGGAAAAGACGCCGTAGGTGTCGTCGTCGATATTGTCCCGCGGGACGCCTACCGTGGACTCGAACTTCTTGTTCTTGAGTACATAATCGTAGGCCGACATCGATTTGACGATCCGGTCCCCGAGCCATTCGCGCATCTTGGGGAACTGGCCAAGCCATGCATAGTGGTTCTCCGAGGTGCCGCTGGGCACTTCGGTGGCGACCGTCTGCCATTGCGGCTTCGCCATCCCGAAGCCCTGGTCGAAAGCCGCGTTATACGCCTTGAACAGATCGGTCAGATTGGCCTGGTTGATGATCATGCCGCCGATCATGGGCATGGCGACGGGCAGCGGCGCGAGGTGCGTGTGGCCGATAACCACCGTCGCGGCGTTCGCGTCCGCGAACACGAACGCCAGGCCGAAGACAACGGCGAGCATGGTTACGAAACCGAATAGATAGCGTTTCACTGAGCAGTCCTCTTATTGCTAAGCCGATGCCGGGCCGTTACTTGATCCAGACCCAGACGCCGTCGGAGTCGACGTCGACGATCTCGCCGGCCGCCGAGCGCGTACCGGTTCCATCCGTCGCGGCAACGGTCTGGTCGTCCACGATGTAGGCGGTGCCGGTAATGTGGGTGCGATCGATGGAGCTGTCGTTGTCGAAACGGAAAATGCCCCGGCGCACCCGGACGCTGACGTCACCGTCCGCGCCCGCCGAGTTGTCGATCTGCTCCTCCGCGCGCCCCCTGGCCAGCAGGCCGGTCGCGGTCGCGCCGGGCTCGGCGTAACCGGTGGCGCTCAGCACGACCAGGGCGCCCGTGTAAATTATCTTGCCGGCGGCGACGGGATCTTCCAGGTAGACGCCGTCCCGAACCGGCGTGTCACGATCAGCAGCAAGCGCCGTCATTACTTAGTCCCCTCTGTGAGCTGCTTCTTGTAGTCCTCCGGGCTGATCCCGGTCGCCTTGCAAATGGCGAGTTGGGACTCGGTCAGAGAACCGCCGTTTTCATCACCGGCCGGCGCTCTGCCGCCCGTCTGCGTGCCCTTGAGCGCCGCGATGGGCTGCGCGCTCTCGATGTAACTCTTGAGCGCCGCCACGTCCTTCTTGCCAAGCTCGCGAGCCCACGACTCCATCGCCGGCAGCAGGCGCCCGTCGGAGAGCGCGGCCTTGACCAGGCCGTCGACCTCGCGGTCGCGCTCGGACGCGGAGAGCGCTGCCACCTGCTCCTGCAGCTCGCGAACCGTCTCCACCGGCACGAACTTGGCCGGATCGGGCGCGCCGCCCTGCAGGCGCTCGCGCAGAGCCGCTACCGGGTCGGCCCCGTCGTTGACTTTCAGCTCCCCGCGCATGGCGGCCAGCTGCTCGTTGCCTGCGGTAAGCGCCGCGATGGCCGACGCGACGTCCGCCTCCGTGGCACCCTCAGCCAGGCCCAGCAATGCAATCAGTTCGGAAAGGTCCACAGTGGGATCCTCCTGGTGGCTTGGGTCTGCGTGTGAAAAGCGCAGTCGGGCCGCTTCGCTGACCGAAGCCATGCCGTCCACGCCCGGGTTGTTGGTCAGAGCGGCCGAAAGGATGTCGGTGACATCGCCGGTAACCGGATCGTAGGAAAAAACGGGGCTGATATAGCGATATTCATCGGCATCGATGAACGCGCGCGCCCGGTCGGTCCACTGGACGTCCTTCGCCCATAGCCCGTCGTTGCGCAATTCGACCGCCTTGCCGGCGAACCAGCCGGCCGCCGGGGCCGGCTTGCCGTTCTGCTCGGCGAGCAGCGTCTGATGCTCATAGTCGATTACGATCGCCGTCCTGCGAGCGGCCAGCCGCGGCAGGAGCTTCAGCGCCACGGCACCGTCTACGCGCCACTGCGGGACGTTCTTTGGGCGCCCGTCGCGGGCACGGAACTCACCGGCCGGCGTTAGCTGGATGTCGCCGTTGGCTCCGCGCTTGAGCTCGAACGCGCAGGCCGCAATCTCGGTCCGCGCCGCCGCCTTCTTTTTCATCGCCTCGGCCATGAGCTGGCCCGCGGCATCGAATATGTCGTGCTGATGTTGCTGGGCCGCACGAGCGCGGATCGCCCGCAACGCCGACATGTACACATGCAGCTGGGCGCCGGAGTGCTTGGCGAGGGGATAATGAAAACGCGCCTTCGTTTTCTCGGTCGCCGCGGGATCGACGCCGAGGTGAACGGCTCCGTACGCGGCCCAATCGGGCGGATTGCCAAGCGCGGCATTGCCGTCGGCGGCGTCGAACGACCAGGGCGCTGTGCGATCGATCGCGCC